CTACTGGCGAAGACCAGTACGGCAAAGGGTTCTCGTTGGAGATTGGAATGTCAATGTCAGGCGGCAGGATGTTGAAGGTTCCGTTCGGCACCGAGAAGAGTGTCTGCGCGAGTGCCGCTGGTCCCAGCGGCGCGGCGCCGAACTCGTTGTCGGCAGAGACGATCGGGTTGCCCGACGAGTCAAAGACGCCGCCGCTCGTCGTTGAAGCGAAACCGCCGTCGGCTCCGAACCTCGTTGGCATTGCTACTTCCCTCCAGCGTTGAGCAGGTGCGTCAGCGACGAGGCTGGCCTGCGGTTGAATGTGATCGTGATGGCTGAAGTGAATGAGCCAGGCTCAAGCGTCCAGTCCACCTGCTCGATTCTATACAACCCAGACAGACCAAGTTCCGCGCAGGTGACGTCCATCCACTGCCCTGGCTTCCATCCTTCTACGAGCGCGAAGGTGCTCGCGCCTGTCTGCGCGTAGCCGCTGTTGAATCCGTACTCGTTGAACGACTCCGTGCCACGTCCACGAATAGTCAGCGAGCCGCTAAGGATCGGCTTGTGGCGCTCAAGGAAGAATGCGGTCGCCACACGACCAAGTTCAGCCTGAACGTTCGTGCTGCGCGTTGGCGCCTCTACGACCTCATCAAAGCGTGGCGAGATTGGACGAAGCGTGTAGCCGCTGTCAATGTAGTTCTGCACGCGCGTCGCTCCTGGCGAGTTGTCAATGGAGGATGTGACCACCAGCGCCTCTTTCGTTGTGCGGAAGTCCCAATCAACGCCGAGGTTGTACGGGATGATCGTCGCCGCTGCGGTGGTCGTGTTCGGGTCCTGCGTGCCAGTGGTGATGATCTTGTAGGGAGCCGTCGCGTAGGTCGGCACGGCCGTTGTGTCCACAAGGCGATAGTCCAGACGGCCGCGTGTGTCCACGAAGTAGCGGCGATCCTTTGAGTCCATCCCGCTGTATGCCTCCACCACAGAGTCAAGCGCAGCTCTGAGCGTGCCTGCTGGGAACACGAGACCAGCCTGATTCGGCTTCGTTGAGCCGCTGATCTGCGTGGTCGTTGTCGTCTTGAGCAGACGGTTCAGCGCATAGTCGTCACTCTTGTTTGCGGCGACGACTCCGAGCATCTTCTGCACGGCTCCGCTTTCGCTCTCGTTGCCGTTGATTCCGATGCTGCCCTGATTGGAGCCAGCGCCTGGCGTGACCGTGCGAGAGCCAACTGGCTCGAATCGGATGTATGGCTGATTTGGCGTGCTGAACGTTCCGAACGAGGCAACCCTGCGCGTGGCAAGCGTCACGTCAATCTGCGTTGCATTGACCACCTTCACGTTCTGTCCACTGAACACCACGGAGTCAATCAGTCGTTCCACCGCGTCCACGGTGTTCTTCACGCCGACCACCTTGATGGACTCGCCGCCCTTCAGACCGTGAGCATCCGCCATTGTCAGGCGCACGACGTTTGCCGAGCGACTCGTAGCGCGAGCCGCAGTGGTGATCTCAATGTAGTCATAGCCGTTGGCTGCGCTTCCCGATTGGCTGAACGTGAAAGTGCTTGATGACGGAACTGAGGCGATGGTGCTGCTCGTGTTGAAGGAAGTGCCCTCGCCGCCGAGCACGCCAGTGATCGTGAACGGCATCCCGACCGTGTAGCCGTGCGATGAGGTCGTTCGGACGGTGACGACGTTCGCTGCGCGCACGATTCCGCCACGAATCTCGCTGGCGATCTGCTTTGACGACACTGGCTTTCCGAAGATCACGAGCCGATCAAGGATGGCGTTCACGTCAGCGACCTGCACGTCAGCCTCTGTTCCTTGCCCTGCTCCGTTGAGACGCGCCGTGACGCCGTTGATCGTGCCGAGGAAGAGGACATCTGAGCCGTCGCTCGCAGGAGATGCGCCAGTGTCTTTCTGGATGAGCCGAATGCGAGCCTCGTCTGGCGTGAGGAGATACCACGGACCAGCCGTCGGCGTGTCGTCCTGACGCACCGCGAAACTCATTGTCGCTCCTGCTCCGTCCCCAGAGGCGGCCATCTGAATGGATTCCGTCGGCACATAGAGCCCAGCCTGACGTGCCGTTCCGCTGTAGTTGATCAGTGGGTTCAGCACGTCCTGCGAGAGCGCGGCGATGTAGGTGCCATCATCATCTGTTGCTGTTGCGGTGCCTGCTGATCCCGCGGCTGTGAAGGTGAAGGTCGTCCCGCTCGGCGTGCTCGCAACCGTCCAGGCTGCGTTCATCGAGGTGCCTGCTGCGCCAGTTAGTCCCTCCAGGGCAATGACGGAGCCAGTGACGATGCTGTGCGCGGAGACCGTTGTGACCGTGACCGTCGTGGAGACACGGATCGCTGAAACAACGGCAGGACAATCAACCCAAAGTTGATACGGCGCGGTCGCCACTTATCTATTCCTCGGCGATGTCCTAGTCGTGCCGCTGTTCTGCGCCTGGATGCCGAGATACTTATTCACAGATCTTGCAACCACTGCGCCGTCAAGAATCAGGCTGGTCTCATTGCTGAAGTTGATAGGTGAGGTTGGCGGCGCAACTCTGAATCCATCGGTGACTCCTTGCTTGACTGAATCTTGAAACGTTGGGACCTGAGATGCCCAAATCTTTTTGACTTCCTCAAACGTCCCAGGGGCGGCTTCCTTTTTTTGTTTCTCTTTTGCAGCAGTTTCATCTGCAATCCTTTTTGCTTCGCCAAGAAGAAACCCAACGATGGGCAGCGCGATTGCTGCTTTTCCGAGGAACTGAAGAACATCCCCGCCCTTATTCCCGCCAGGCACAACTGTTGTTCCTGGCGGTGTCCCACCAGGCACGCCGACTGGAATGCTCGGAGTCACTGGGATGCTCTTGAACAGACCGAGGAACTTTGAGATGGCTGCGCTGGCAGCGGTGCTTGCAAGCCCCTGCACAATGCCTGCGGTCAGCGCACCAGCAATCGTGCCAGTGATTGAAGCGGTGATTGGGTCCACTCCCAACTTGATGAACTCTGAGGCAAACACTGCGCCAGCCGCGCCTCCAAGTCCACCCATCTTGAAGCCAAGCCCAGCAATGCCTGCGGTGATAAGCCCCTCAGGGCCGAGGAACGAGGCAATGTCCTTGCCGAATCCAGCAACGCTTCCGATGAACTTGGTCGCCTTGTCAATGAGGATTGGCAGTTCACGCTTCGCGGTTGCGACGTACCCTGGCAACTTGGCGAGGAACTTCTCCACCATCTCACGGCTGAACCTCTGGATGTTGGGAAGATTCTTTTTGATTTCTCCAAGCACGTCATCAAGGACTGGGCGGATTCCCTCAAGCAAGCGCGTGAATGTTGGCAGCCCTTCGCCGCCGCCGATCGCCGACCCAATCGCCTCCACGGTCTCGTCAATCGAGATTCTGACTTGTCCGAACTGACCCTCAAGGGTCTTGCTGTACTCCTGTGCTACGCCGCCGAACTTTGCGCTGATTGCCGCAAGCGTCTCCGCCTTTGTTGCGTTCTTGTCAAGCGCAATCCCCATTCGAGAGAGTGCTGTCGTGTTGCCGTTGTATGCGCGGCCGACAAGGATGGTGGCCTTCTCGAGCGAGATTTCCTTGCCGCGTGCAAGGTCTTGAGCGACAGCAAGGATCTTGCGAACCTTGACAAACTTGTCGGTGAACTGCGTCGCAGCCTGGATGCCCTTGCGTGTCTCGGAGTCTGTGAAGTTGAGTTTCTCCCCTGCGGCAATCAGGTCCTCAACAGTCGCAAGGTTTCTTTCTGACGCGATGCCTCGCGCCTTGAGTGTGGCGATGAGTTTCTGCTGCTCGGCATCATCCTGAACTGCGGCCGTGATTGCCATTTTGGTGAACTTGAGCGAGGCAAAGGCTGCGGCTGAGATTGCTGCACCGACTGCTGCCGCTGTAGCCGCGAGGGTCTTGAAGACTGCGCCGCCTGTCTTGCCAAGTTTTCCCATCTCCTTGCCGACGCCGCGAAGGACTGAGGACGCCGCGTCCCTTGCGATGACGGAGAACGTTGCTGCGCCCTGTGCTGATGCCATTAGCGTTGGTTCCCTCTCCTGAATCTCAAGATGCGGCCACGGAAGATGTCGTTATTGTAGAACGACTCAATGGTCTTGTAGAACGCTTCAATGGCGCGCTGCTGATTTGCAGGCGCATTTGCCACGCGCATCACGAATGGGTTCGCAGGAATCGCCTTCACTGCCTTCGGGCCGCTCTTTGTTTGGCGTATGCCACTTACACCACTAGTCACGAAGTGGCGATAGTACGGTCGGTTGGGCGAACCCTTTGCGCCAAAGAGCGGACCAACGACGCCGCTTGGTCGATCGTACCGACCTGACTTTGCACGGATGGACTTGACGAGGTTGCCAGTCTTTCCTTTGGGGGCCGCGTCCTTCATCGGCTTGGACATTGTTCTCGCTGCGTTCAGAGACGCGAACGACAGCAGCCGCTTATACGCAGCAGGGTTGCCGCCTTCAAGAAGACCGAGTTCCAGCGCGCGATAGCCCTTGTCAATCTTGATCTGTAGGCCGTTCATTACCGCTCCTTTGGCTGCAAGTCGCCCATCAGCAGCAGTGTACGGTTGAAGTCTCCAGCGTCCCACTGGAGAACCTCGTGCGGTGGGATGTGGAACTTCTCGCCAATGAGGTGCGCGGCGATTAGCGGGTGCGGCGCCAATGAACGACCCGCCGCCAGCCGCTGAGCGTCGAGTCTTACCGAGGGGGGAGTGCTGCTACTTCAGTCCCCCACTTTGCGACGATTGCGCTGAGCGCATCCATTGGAGCCTCAAGCGCGTCATCGGTCGGGTTGCCGTCGGTGTCCTTGAAGTTGTGAGAGACGATGAGTTTGCTAACCGCTTCCATCTGCCGCTCAACGGAGTTGCTTGAGAGTTCAATGAAGACGCGAGCAGAGATTCCTTCTGCGCGCATTGTGGCTGTCCATCCCTCGTAAGGTGCCTCGGTCAGCGTGACGATTACTGTTCGCGGTGCCATCTAGCCTCCTCCTCTGCTACTAGGTTGAACTTACGGCAACGCCGCCAAGTCGCTGTTCACGACGATGCGAAGGCTCTTCGCGCTCACCGTGTCGTAGACCAGCGTGCCAGTCACGGCCATTGTCGTCAGACCATCTTCAGCGCCAGCCATCTGCTGCACTTCGGTTGGGACGATCATCGCCATAATGTGCGCGCTGTAGGTGCCGTTGCTCCACGAGAGTCGCACGCCCTTTGGCGTTGCTGCGCGATACGCGTCGTACCACGTGCTCACTGCGGAAGCGGTCGAGGAGACCGTCATCGTCAGCGTGCCGCTGAACGGATTGCTCTCGGCGTGCGTGCTGAAGGTGGTCGTGCCTGCAAGGTACGACTGGCGTGTGATGCCCGCGTTGAACTCCAGTGAGAAGTCGAGCAGGTACTCGTACGCCGTGCCGTCTGCCGTGCCTGGGAAGGTGCTGCCGTGCTGGAAGGCGTTCCAGAGGCGTCCTGCCATAAACGGTGACGTCGGCGTGCCTTCGGCAAGTGTCGCGCTGTTCTTGGCAACGTTCTGCGCGAAGAGTGAGGCGCTCAGGTTCGTCAGTCCGTTGCGGTCTGCCGCAATGGTGATTGACTCTGCGAGGCAGTAGTTGGCGACGTACTGCTGCTGTCCGTCGGTTGCGACGAGCGAGTACGACGTTGGGTTGTTCGCTGCCGTCATCGAGTAGTCGTAGTCCCACTCGTATGGCGCAGCCGTGCCGCTCACAGTATCTGTGCGCGTCATTGAGAGCCAGAGTGGAAGTTCGCCGACGCTCACCGCAGGAACGGTGGCGCTGAGGGTTGGCTCGATGGAAACGATTGTGCCAGTGGAGCCGATGAGCGGGTTGCGAAGCGCAACGGATCGCTCGGCGCCGAGTTCAATGGTCACGCCATCGCTGATCACGCCAGTTGGCGTGACGAGCAACTTGCGGCCGCCGCTGGTCAGCGTTGGGATAGTGCCTGGCGTTGCCTCCTTGAAGGCGACCAGTTTGCTGAACAGTACGTTCCCTGCGCTTGCGGCTGGCATTAGTCGTTCTCCTTGTCTTCAGCCGCTGGTGCGGCACTTACTCGTTGAGCGATTCCTGCTGCGATCCAAGCCTCTGCCTGTACCGCAGGTGCGCTGATGATACTACCGTCCGAAGGCAACCCGCCCACGAACTCTCCTTGTGGGAGCGAGCCTGGCACGAACTGCACGTCAATGTGGCTGATGACCTTGTAGGTGATTGGCTTCTTTAGGTCAGGCACTTGTGGCAATAGCCTCCACTGCTGCGATCTCAACTGTCGCTGTGATCGTAAGATAGTCCGAATCTGCCCACTTGTCGGTGCCGATGCTTGTGGAGGTCACGCTCGCCTGCGTCACGGCATCGGTCCCATCGAGCGTCACGCCGTCAATCAGGCTGTCGCGCAGCCACGTTCGCCACGTCATCAAGTCGGCGTACTTGCGTCCGAGGTCAGCCTGCGGCTGGATGTAGACCACGACGTTCAGCGTCAGCGTCACCTGGCGATTGCTTGCGCCGTAGGCGATGGTGTCATCGCCTGGGATGATCACCGCCGCTGGGACCACTGCGAGATTGTCAGGTGGGAAGGAGTGAACCGTGCGAAGGACGTAGCCAGTTGGTGGCGTCTGCGCGGTCAGGTGCGCGGCGAGTCCAGCGATGATCGTTCGGTCATTGAAACTCATCGAGCCAGACCTTCACGCCGTCGGTATGCCTCCAGCAATACTTGCGACTCAGGATGCAGCGCACGCGCTTGGCGCAGGATGCCGCCGAGGTCTTGGCTGCCGATCACGCCGAACGGCGAGGTGCGGCTTGACCACACTGCACCCGCTTGGATGATTGCGGCTTGCTTGACGGCGCTTGGCACGGACGGCCATCCGAAGACGCCGACCACCTTGACGCCGCGATACACGTCGCGTGGGAAGTTGCGCGGCCACGTCACCGAGACGTCGATCTCGTTGTACGGCCAGCCGTCCAGCGCTGCGTTGCCTGGCGCGAGGTTGTAGTCGGTGCCTGCCGTCCACGTCGTCTCGTAGGTGCCGTTGGCGTCGTCGTCTGTCGTCAGCGTGGTGACGCTCACGAGATCGTCCACGAGCACGTACTGGTAGTCCGTTGCCGTGTAGTAGCGCGTCTCGGTCGCGGTGCCGAAGCCGTTCTTGCGGTCGGTGTATAGGTCAATCAGCGCGTCGGTTGCATCAAGCACCGACTGCAACGCGGTGTCATCGGTGACGTCGGCAGTGCCGATTCCGATTGCCTGTTTGAACTCCGAGAGGCTGGCATACGACATTAGATACCTCCGATTTGTAGGACGCTGACCACGGCGCCAGCATTGTCCGCGACAGCATACAACTGCACCCTCTCAGGGATGTGAATGGTGATGTGCGTGTTCTTGTGCAACTCAAACCCATTGGACGTGGTTACGTTGGCGCCGCCTATGAACACCGTCTGATTGCCTGCTGCGGTGTCGTACAGGTGGAACTCAGAGCCAGTGACAAGGCCCTCGCCGAGAGAGGTGGGAGCCGTGCCGACCGTGACCTGCCTGCTGCTCAACTTCTGCTCGCTCACTCGCTTTCCCCTTTCTCCCGCCACTGGACAGGCGTTCGCTTGGTGGTGGCTGTATTGCCCCACCTGACCACAATGGCGCGCTCTACGTGGCTCGTAGGTGCCTCTCCGTTGATTCTAGGCGCACCCTTCGCAGCCAGTTTCTTGATCTTGTGCCAGACGTTCATTCTGCCCTCCTGCTAACGCGAACGGGGTGCCGAGCCGAAGCCCAGCACCCCGCCGCTCAACCTAGTCGCCTACTGATTAGGAAACGTTGGCTGACTTGTACGACTTGACCGCTGAAGCCTGTGAAAGCCCAGTGGCGCCGCGCACCTGAACCTTGTAGGAGATGAGGCCGAGGTTCCACGCGAACTCGCGGGAAACTTCAACCTGC